ATCCACTGACATAACGTATATATTGTTTTGTTTAGGTTCATCGTATATGTCAACATCATTCCAAGTCCTAAGTGGTCGTTTGTAAGCAAGCGCCCTTAGTTTTGTTGGATGGATTAGAGTGTTCGCTGAACCTAAAAACTCACACTCAAATTCTTGTCGAAACTGTTCTTCGCTTGTGTTAGCGATAGTTTCCTTTTTCCATTTTTCATCCCGGCCAGGGACTGCTGACCAATGAACTTCAATGGGTGTGTATCCGCTAGTACCTTCTGCTGCATCGGTCCACATCTTATAAAAGTGATTCATACCATTCGGTGTAGACACAATTATGACTTTTGAAGTTTTACCAGATGAAATTGTAGGATATACTGAACTAAAGAAATCTTCAGCAAGATTATTACCAACAAACGCAAACTCATCCAAGAAGATAAGATTGTAAGAGCCACCACGAATAGCTGATGATGAGGTAGCAGCAGCAACAACTTTGGAACCATTTTCTAGTTCAATGTTACCTTTGTTCCAAACAATCACTCCTTGTTGGAGCCACTTCGGAAGAAACTCATATGCAAGTTGAATCTTACCCAACAAGTCTCTTGCTAGAGAACCTTTGTTTGCAAGGATAGCAACATTCTGTTGATCAGTAAAAAGTATCAACCAAAGAATATATGCTGTGGTTGTTGTTGACTTACCCGTCTGTCTGGGGAGTTTACATATGGAGAAACGACTTTTGTTAAATGTCTTAACCATTTCCTCTTGAAAGTCGTACATAGTGAAAGGCACAAGTCCCTGATCCACATTAACAATCTTAACGTAGGTCTTTGCAAAATGTACAGGATCATTAGCGCACTTTACATACTCTTCGATCTGTTCTTTTGTAAACTCAACTGGTACTCCCGATTTTTTAAGATTGGGATTACCTAGATAAACATCAGCCATTTAGATTTACAAGTTCTCTGTTTTTCAGATGAGCCGCTGCAATATCATCTTTTGATTGGCCATAATATGGTACAGCATGATACTTCTCAATCAAGTATTCGTTCACAGTCATATCTGCATAATTAGTTGTTCTTCTAAGAGAACCTAGAATGCGTCCAAACTTACCTTTTGAATCATATTCGTTACATTCAAGGATCATCCACTCATCATCACACATATTCTTTAGGAACTCTTTTGCAGCAAGTCCATATACCTTTTCCTCTTTATCAGAGGTGCGAGATTCTGGTGTATCAATACCGTAAAGACGAACTCTTTCTTTATGCATCCACACACCAAATCCTAAATCAATATCAACATCAACTGTATCACCGTCGATAACTTTTATAACTTTGCATCTATAATTGAACACGTCTTTCTCCTATACTGCGAAACTCTCACCACATCCACATGATGCAGTAGCATTTGGATTCACTACCTTTAGGTATGAACCCCCAAGTTCATTTACATAGTCTATTGTACAACCAGCGACAAACATTTCGGCCATCGGGTCCAAAACTAGAGCATCACTATAAGGTTCACTCCAGTTTACATCTGGCCAATTCTTCTTAAAATCCCAAACATATGTAAATCCACTACAACCACCACCTTGAACACCAAGTGTAACATAATCGTCATTTCTGACTTCATCCAGATACTTTTTTGCACTGTCTGTTATGCTGATCATTTATCTCGCTTTTCCTTGCCCGCGATTCTTTTTGAAACTTCTTCTCTTATGCTTATTCATTTTTGCAAGAGAGGGTCTTCTACCTATAGAGGTTTTATTGTATGTAGGTTCCCATGCACTTGCACTACTCTTTACCATCTTCGCCATTTTCACTTCTCCCATTTACAAGTTTCTGTAATTCAGCAGTGCTACCAATAAACAAAGCATTGGTAACATTCTTAGGTTGATCTTCTTTTTCAGACTTCTTTAAGTCTTTTACTTTCTTCTGTATATCTAGTAAATCTTTATTTGCATCAACTAGCGTCTTTGTTAACTGAGACACTACCTCAAACGCTCTAGGATGCTCACTCGCTTTGGCCAACTCTATAAGAGTGTCCAAGGCTTCAGTACCCTTTTCAATAACGCCATATAGGTTTTCTCTAGCGTATTTGTAATCGGAATCTATTTCTTGATGTTCATTAACTTCGACAGACTTTGGTTCTATAACCTCATATTCACTATCAATGTTCAATACTTTATCTAGACCTTCACTTACATTGGTTTTCATGATATTTACCTAATAACTCCTGCTGCGTTATTCCCTGTAAAGAAGTTATCAGTATCAAAAGCAAATCCATAAGTCGAGTTAGCACTAATAGCACTTCTATTCACACTAGCAGAAGAGTTAGCTGTAGGTGAACCATTTGCTAGAAGACCCGGCGTCAAGGTAACTCTTTCTACCTCAAAGTCAGAAGTATTCACAATCACATTACCAGTCGCAGTGTTTGCGGTTGGAATATGGAAGTCAACCTTTGTTCTTGTGATAAGTCCTTTGTTAGTGACAGGGCCATAAATGTAACCCTTCACTGTAAAGTTAAATGTGTAGATAATTGCTCTGCGTGTTTGAAAGTCTGCTTCGTAGGTATCTTCCATAGTCATACCTTGAAGAACAGTAGGGACATCAACATAGATACCAAGTGATGGTACAATCTTCACAGAGTTTGTCCACTCAGGTCTAAAGTACGGTAGAATTTGTTCTACAACCTGTACTGCATCTTCATTGTTAGCAAACATACCATAAAGAGATACGTCAATGTTGTATGGGGATGGAGCAAAGCCGGAACGCAAAGAATTATTACCGCTACCGATAGAAGTGATGCGATTTTGCTTATTCATCTGTCTTGCCGGATCATAGTTGAATCCTGTAATCTCAAATGATAGTCTTGGTAGCGTTGTAGAAACACTAGGAGATATATCAGGGTCTTGTCTAAGTCTAGCAAGAAACTTTTCTTTTGGGCCATAAGCAATTGGTACGCGGATAGTTTGTACAGCATTACCCGCAGTGTTAAAACGAACAACATCAATATCATTGAACATGTTACCAAACATGATGATATATTTGCGGATAGCACTATGATAATCGACTTGACCAAACATTACCAATCACTCCCTTCACTAAATGGATTCTGTTCTGAAAAGTCAAGGAAGTCTCCAAGAGAACCAGATGATGAAGATTCTGTCTGAAGGAATTCATTATTCGCTGTAGTACGAATTGAATCCACTCTATAATCTTCAGTGACGATACCATCCCCACTCTCAAATACAAACACATCACCATTTTCTGCTAGGAGTTGGAAGTCTTCCATAACAGCAGAGTTGAGAGTTTGAATTTCATCGATAGATGCGATACCTGTGTTAAGTTCCTCATGTGAGTATTCAAACAACTCACATTTTAGATCATACATCTGCAACTCACCCATTTGGTAAAATACAGATTCATCTTCAACGAACTTGATTTCAAATAGACCTTCAGTAAGTGGGAAGTAAATGAGATCACCTTCATGTGGCCTTACTGCTTGATCACCATCTTCTTGTGCAATAAGTTGTCCAAGATCAACCTCTTCACCAAACCTTCTCTTAGATACAGTGAATGTAATTTCATCTCTTATTTCAACATTGAACTTTGAAAGGAAATCACCCTCACCTTCAAACCCTTCAACATTCTTGATATACATTTCTACTTCATAAGAATTAGTGAACTTAGATAGAACGTCTTCACCGAACAGCAAATCTTCTTTTACCAGTGTTCTTGGAATGTAAATCACATCATGGCCATATATCTTGATAGACTCAACAATTAAGTCTTCAAGTAGATTCTGTTGACCAGAATGTCCAAAATTATTAAAGAATAGGTTTGTAGCCATTAATCATTATCCGATCATATCCATTACAGGCATAGAGAACTTAGATACAATCTCTTCTTCCAGCCTTTTGATTTCCTCATCCGCTTCTGACCAAATTGTTTGACCATTGAATGTTAAACCGCCGGGAAGTTGCATACCTTCAAACTTCTTTAGGTTTTCACCCCATTGGCGTTTGAATAGCTGGGTGGTATATCCACGCAACCAGTAATCACCCCATACTTGCGTATAAGTGTCTGGATCGATTACACGATATGCTTCGATGATTAGATATTCACCAACAGTCACTCTTTCTGACCAATCCATGTCAACATGGAGTCTGTCCATATGTCGGGAAAATCTTAGTGGTTGTTTACCTACGAAAATTTCTTCCAATAGAGCAATACGCTCCATAGAAGAAACATAGTTTTGGAATTGTCCAGACGCCCAATCATGAACCTCGTTCAGAGAAATTTGATAACGTAGGTTGAATAGATTATTTGAGTTTAGGCCTGTTCCAACAGGAAACAGATTTACAATACCAGTAATTGTAGTTGGAATAGAGATGTATTCGTTATTGATGTCAGTTTGAGTGACTTGGTGTTTCAGAAATGTTCTTTCTGTACCATCAAAGTGATAATCACGATAAAACTCTAGAGCATCATCGATCCTATCCTGCATCTGATCTTCATCTACGTTAATCTCAACTACTGGATGACCTAAGCGGCGTAGACAGTATTTTTTTAGTTCTGTTCTTGAGCGAGGGTTAGCCATGTTAATAGTTCCAGATTGTTTAATATCTGGAACTATTTATAATCTTTAGAACACTGCTATTTCTTTAGTATTTACCAAAAAAGTTAAGAGTTGTTCTACCATTACTAAGATGATCACCGTGATTACGAAATGACATATGATGCATTGATGCTGTGAAGAACACAGCACGATTTTGTAAAAATTTTACTTCTGCTGATACATTACCAATACTATCATAAAAGCGTGTAGAAGAATTTAGATTTGTATTAGACAAATACACAAGAGCAGATATATCTGCGGGGCTGTCAATATGAATTGCATCAATATCAGATTCAAGACGAGTATGCTTGTATAAACCAAAATCCATGTTCTCATCTATGTAATCTTTAGCAATATTCAAAAAAGAAGCAACGATGTTATGATTCATTGTTACTAAATTATTGCTTCTATATCCAGGCCAGCTACCAATATTTTTGTCTGGATGGTTTATAACATTCCATTGTTTGACATTTTCTAATTCTGTATTTACTTGATCTATATCATCAAAGAAATTGTCAATAACTATAATAGTGTTTTTTCTCTTAAAAATTAGTTTGTACCACCCTGCACTGTACCATTGTCTGTAAAGGTAACATTACTTATACCTTGAATATAGTTACCTCGTGCGCCACCAGAACCACCGCTACCACCACCAGAACCACTAGAACCATTGGTATAGTTTCCGTTACCGCCTGAATTTCCTGTAGAGCCACTAGAGCCACTGGAGCCAGCCGCACCAAACGAACCACCTGTACCGCCTGTACCGCCGGCGCCGCCTGTGCCGCCAGAACCAGCGTTGGTTCCACCACCAGAACCACCAGAACCTGATGAGCCTCCACTACCTGATGTAGCAGATTGATTGTAGCCTTGACCCACACCACCAGAACCACCAGAGCCACCGGAACCTCCAGCACCACCATTGTAGTAATTGTAACCTGTCAGGTTTTGTCTTCTACGAATTTGATAACCTACGACGACATAACCACCGCCGCCTGGATATTGTGGACCAACAGGGATACTGCCGGTACTAGGGCCCTTATTATACTGAAAACTACCACTAGTAATAGTGTCGGTAGAATAATTACTTGTGCCAACAA